CAGAGGCTGGAGCAGAGGAAAGGCAAGGTGTCGTTCATGGTGGCGTAATTGATGAGGAAGAACGAGCAGTTCCTATTCAAACTAGAGGAAGTGTAGTAGCACAAGGTAATATACCTAATGTTGCAAAGCAATCTCGTCAGGTTGAAGAAGAAATGTTGAAGTCAAGTCCTCGAAGATATTACGTTCCTGTGAGTGGCTAAAAGCGATAAAGCGACCCTATAATTTTATAGGCACTATATCATATATAACAACCGAAAGGCGACCTTTACAAGACAAGCCCTACTGTGCACAATGTAGCGACCTTGTTAAACGAAGCCCTGATTAGGAGGTAAGAAAATGACTGAAAAAGTTATAACCGAGAACCAAGAACCACAAAAAGCCAACCCTTATAATGCAAAAAAAGATTGGCATGATGTAAAAGATAAACCTTTTGTATCGTCAGATAGTTTATTTTTTGATGAATCTGTCTCAACTGAACATGACGAAAGTGATGCCATTGAAGCAGAAAAACAAGAAGTAGAAGCAACTAAGGATAAACCTTATAAGCGACCCAACTATAAAAAACGATACGATGATTTAAAAACGCACTACGATTCTAGACTTAATGAGTTTAAAGCTAGAGAACAAGAGTTAATACAGGAAGCTGTTTCAAACAGACCAGAGTATAAAGCTCCAAAATCTGCAGAAGAACTAGAAAAGTTTAAAAACGAGTATCCTGATGTTTATGAAGTGGTAGAGTCTGTTGCCCATATGCAAAGCGAAAATCAAGTTGCTGAATTGCAAACAAGATTAGATGCGATGCAAGGGCGTGAAACAGAAATACTAAAACGAGAAGCTGAAAAGGACCTTCGAGAAAAACATCCTGATTTTGATGAAATTAGAAACAGCGATGAATTTCAAGATTGGGCTAATTTGCAACCAGAGTCTATTAAAGATTGGATTTTTAATAACCCAAGTGATGCAACTTTAGCTAGTAGAGCTTTAGATTTATTTAAAAAGGATATCGGATTAGAGGTTATACAACCTAAGTCAAATTCTAAACAGACTACACAATCTGCTGCTGATATGATTTCCACTAAAACAACTAGTGTAGAACCAAATCAACAAAGAGTGTGGTCTGAAAGAGAGATTGCTGCCATGAGTGTTGCAGAGTTTGATAAATACGAAAGTGAAATCAGCGATGCAATGCAAGAAGGCAGAATCATTAAATAAACTATAATTAAGGAGAATATCCCATGGCTCAATATTTTGAACCTTCAACGGATACTGATGCTAACTTTGCTAACTCCGTAAGCACACAAGCTAATAGTTTCTTTTTACCTTCGGTTTACTCTAAAAAGGTTTTAAACTTTTTTAGGAAATCTTCGGTTATAGAATCTATTACAAATACCGATTATTCGGGTGAAATATCTGCTTTCGGAGACTCAGTAAAGATTATCAAAGAACCAGTTATCTCTGTATCAGCGTACACTAGAAATAGTGATACAACTGAAACTAGACTAACAGATGCAGAAACATCTTTAGTGGTTGATAGTGCTAATGCGTTTAAATTCATCGTAGATGATATTGAAACAAATATGTCACATGTCAACTTTAAAGAAGTTGCTTCAAGTTCTGCTGCATACGCATTGAAAGATGCTTACGATGCTGCTGTACTTGTAACTATGTTTGCTGGTCTATCTGCTTCATCACCTAACCATGTGTTAGGTTCTGATTCAGCTACGGATTTAGCGGCTGGAACTTTTGATGGAACAGGTAACCTAGACATAGGTTTCGGTTCTAGCGAACACGATCCTCTAGACCTTATGGGTAGAATGGCAAGACTATTAGACGACCAAAATGTACCTGAAGAAGGTAGATGGTTCGTTGCAGGTCCTGACTTCTACGAAGTTCTAGGAAGCTCTAGTTCTAAATTGTTGTCTGTAGACTACAATGCTGGACAGGGCTCTATTAGAAACGGATTAGTTTCTAGTGGAAAACTTCGTGGCTTTGATATGTATAAGTCAAATAACATAGCTGACACATCTAATGCGGCAGGTAAATGTTTGGCAGGTCACATATCATCCACTGCGACTGCAAACACAATTCTATCAACAGAAGTGTTGAGAGACCCAACTTCGTTTGGGGATATTGTGAGAGGTCTTCATGTTTTTGGTGCGAAAGTACTAAGAGATGAAGCTCTTGTTGGTGCATTCTACGGAATAGACTAACCAAATAGATTTGGGAGGTGTAATAGCCTCCCATGTCTTTTACTTTTATAGTATAAATTATATTTTAAAATAACAACATAACTATTTTTAATTAAATAGAGGAGAAATAAAAAATGGCAAACCCAGTTATAAATATAAGGGATACAGGGCGAAACTCAGCAAAAACTGCAGATGTTCGTGGACTTGCTGATAATTCAGTTACTTCATGGACTTCAGGCACTACAGGAACTATTGCAGTAACTGCTGATGCAACTTATGATGTTACATTGACACAACCAGCAGATACTATTATTCGTAATCTTATCGCAATTCCAGCAGGTAACATTGTTACAGCAGGAGCTTCAGGCGATGATGTTGATTTCGATTTAGGAACTGCTGCAGGTGGTGGTCAACTTATTGATGAAAAAGCTATCTTAGATGATGGTGGATCAGCAGTAACGTGGACAGCTAATGTACCTTTGTATATTATTCAAAATTCACATGGACACGCAGCCAATGCCTTTGTAGGTACTGGAGTAACTGCAGGTGTTTATGGTGGACCAGCTACTTCGGAAGCAATCGTTATTGCAGCTACTTTGTATAGTGCATCAGCACGTTCAATTTATGCAAGGCTCAAGCCTTTAGCAAATGATCTTGCAACGGCAGCTACAACTGTGACTTATTTAGTCGAGTTTTTACATTTAGGTGTATTACCTGATTAATTCTTATAATACAAGATAAACTAAGTCGTATGAGGAGAGGGTTTTATTACTCTCTCCCATACATTATTAAGGATAAATAAGAATGGCAACATATCTAAACTTAACTAACGAACTGTTAAGAGAACTAAACGAAGTTGTCTTAACTTCATCAAACTTTGGTGATGCAGTAGGCATACAAGCTCATGCTCAAGATTGTATCAATAGAGCCTATAGTGATATAGTAATGGCAGAGCCGCAATGGGCTTTCTTAGCCACAGGAGAAAGTGGTGCAACTGATCCGTTCTATGGTAATGTCTATGTAGAAACTGTAGCAGGAACTCGATGGTATGAATTAAAAGCTTCCAGTTCTAGTATTACAGCAGATTATGGTTCAGTAGATTGGGATAACTTTTATCTAACTACTATAGGTGTAAGTGGAGTAAGTGCTCCTTATACTAGTCAAAATTTAAAATTTGTTACAACTGAAGAATGGAAAGATCATTTAAGAGAATCTGAGAATATAGATGATGCAGATACGCAAAATTATGGAGAACCTAAATTTGTTATCCGAAGTCCTGATGCTAGAAAGTTTGGAGTAAGTCCTATACCTGATAAAATTTATCGAGTCTGGTTCTTTGCTTGGGATTTACCTACAGCATTAGATGCTCATGGAGATGCAACAGTTTTTCCAGATGTCTATTCTCCAGTATTAATGGCACGAGCACGTTATCATTTCCATCAGTTTAAAGATGCTCCTCAACAAGCAGCCTTTGCTTTAGAAGATTATAAAAAAGGATTAAAACAAATGCGATCAGCTTTAATGAATCCTACACCTAAAGACATGTCAACGGATCAAATATAATGCCATCACAACCATACGCACTAGCATGTGAAGGAGGACTCGACAAGTCTTCTAGTTCTTTTGAGCTTTTGCGTAGACCCGGAGCAGCAACAAGGTTAAGAAACTTTGAAGTTGATATAGCAGGTGGCTATAGAAGAATTAATGGCTTCTCTGCCTTTGGTGGTGCTAGTGCAGCTAATCCTAGTACAGATAATGACATATTAGGCTTACACGTTTATGCAGATGGTGTCATAGCTTGTGCAAGTACGA